CGGGGGTAAGGGTGTCGAACCGAGCGGCGACTTCGATAGCCTTTTCAGTGTACTTCTGACGGGTGGGCTTTGAGGCCTTTTTTGCAAAAGCCTCATCGATGGATATCTCATAGATATCGCAAAGGACGAACAGGGTGTTTGCATCTGGCTGTGCGTATCCTGTTTCCCAGTGCCCGACTACCTGCTGGCCGCGCCCGATTTGTTCAGCAACTTGTTTCTGTGTAAGCCCTTTTGCTTCGCGGGCTGCCTTTAGAATTTGGCCGATTTCTTGCTTGGTCATGTGTTGCACCTCGTTTCTGGTCACATTATACACCGCATCGTTTTGAAAATCAATACGTTTTCTCAAATATTGAGTACAAAGGTATTGACAACTAATTATTTGAGTGCTATAATGACGACGTACTCAAAAATTGAGTTTGGAGGTGAGCTATTTGGATGATGTAAGAGTAGTTCTCAAGGGAATTATTAGTTCCCGAGGATTCAATCAAGCTGCGATTGCACGCAAGGCTGAAATGTCGCCTGCGAAGCTGTGCGACATCCTGAATCTTCGCCGCAGGCTGGATGCGAACGAAATGTTCAATCTCTGCGACGCGATGGAAATTAGCTATAGCGAGCTGAGACCAACCCGCCCGGCCTGACCGAAACAAAAATCCCCGCCGCAGCGGGGTGGAAGGAGAAAACATGGAGAGAGCAAAAGCCTCCGAGAAACGCTGCAACGTTTTCGAGGAGCTGATCAGGGCAAACGCAAACGAGCCGGATTACGATGTTGAATCATGTTACGACATCGACGAAGCCGCAGATGGGAACAAGCCTGCTGAGCAGCTGTGAGGCTTTCCAGTCGAGAGGCGAATCCTCGATATGGAATTTCAGCGCAATGCAAAAATGGCGCATATCATCGGCAGTGAATGATGGCGATTGCGCTTCAAGGCGCAAAGCAAGGGTGTTATATCGAGCAACATAGGCGCGATACTTTGCGTCGGTGAGGCTGTCGGCGAGATTGCGTAAAGCATTGACGATGATGGCAATATCGTCAGAAGAGAATTCAAATTGCGGCATGGCGGTTTCACCTCCTTTCGATGTGATTATACCACACGACCGCAGGAAGGACAAGGAAGTCATGAACGCTAGGAAAATTGACGCGCTTCTGGCGGAGCTGGAAGGCGTGGAAAGATGGGAATGGGAGGCATTTCGGGACAGGGTGGACGAGAAATATGCCGCCGACGCCCGGAAGATGACGCTCACGCCGGACATGGCCGGGCATATCAGACAGCGCCTTGCTGACGAGGCCGGTATCGGCGAGAGCCGCCCCCGCGAAGGCAGCCGGCAGATGAAGATGTTTTGACGGCCGCAGGGCCGCAGCAAGAAGGACAAGCGAAACCGAATAGGATCTGAACAGGAATGGCGATGCGCAGACAAACGGAAAGGGGGAATTCTTGGTGGCACTGGTGAGAAGCGGCGTTGCCGGAAACGGTGCGCGATGGCGAATTTGTGACGACGATTACATCCGCAATACGCCGGAGGAGAATGCCAGACGTCGGGCCTATGCCTGCGGGCTTGCCCATCAGATCCTGATTGACGCAGCGTTGGAGAAACAGAAGGAGGAGCAGAATGGAGATTTATTTCAACTGGCACAGAATGCCGAGCCGCCCGGAGATGATCCGGCATATGGAGAAGCGGCTGGACGAACTGATCGACCGCCGCGTGGAGCAGCTGCGCCGGCAGGCGGCGATGCAGGCGCGCTGCGCCGCGCTCGGCTGGATTCCCGAGTTGGCGCGAGAGGTTGAGGCCTTTGAGCGCAACATCATGATGATCGACAGCCAGATCGAGCGCGTGGAGATCGAGCTGAGCGAACTGTACCACGGCGAAAGGGAGGGCTGGCCCTTCCGGAACGAGGTGTACGAGAGTGTATAATGCGGCGATTTTCCTGCTGGGCGTGCTGATCGGCGTCGAGATTTCGGTGTGCGTGTGGTCCGCGCGGCAGGCGGTGAGGGCGTTTGAGGAGGATACAGATGGATAATACAACCGGAATGTGCCGCTTCTGCGGTCAGGTGAGCGTTGTTGACCCCGCGGGGATATTTGGTCAGGACGAACGCGACCGGATTGCCACGGAGCAGTGTCTCTGCGAGGGTTCCGAACGCGCGCGGATCATACGAAACGCGAAGGAAAAGCTGGAGAAGCTGGCCGGCGAGGAATCGAAAGACGCTGGATACGAGTACGCAGTATGCCGTGAAACGATTGATGCGCTCGGAGAGGCGATGGCATGGTTGGTAGACGGCTATCTGGCGGAGCTTCGCGTGGTGGAGCCGGGCGGAGATGTTATCAGAATTACACGGGCAATCCGTGAGGTCAATGTAGAGCGCGTGCATAAGGTGAAGCGCAAGCTGTGAGGCATGTATGAAGATTGTAGTTGATCTGGTGGATAAGGCGGAGCGGCTGCCGACGGCCAAGGACGCGGACGCTCAGGGCTGCGTGGTCGCGCTGCATCGTTACGACGGGCTGCGAGTGGAGCACTGGACCAACGTGGTCAGGTTTGGAAGATTGATTACCCATTGGGGTACTTACAGAGTGGAAGGAGAGTAACAATGACGCAGTATATGGTGACGGGATATCGTCTGAATCCGGCAACGGTTCCGCAGGAGGTTATTGAGAAGGCAGCTATGAAGGAAATCCGCGAGATGCGCGAGCGCATCAGGAAGCAGGAGGCCGGAAAGTGCGCGGCGGAGATCGAGCGCGCACGGATGGTGGAGGGCAGCCGCAACCGCCTGCTCGCAGAGAAGCAGCGGCAGTTGAATGCAGCGAAAAAGCGGGGGGCCTTCCGGGCGTTTACCGACCGGATCGACACTGCGTGGGCAACCGGCTGGGGCATTCTGTTCGTCATCTGGGATGCGATCATTGACTTTGGCCTGAGATACGGCCTGTGGGTGTACGAGCCATACGACGAATAAGAGGAGGCGAAGCAGGCATGCGTGAGAACTGGCCGTGCAGGGAAAACGGCAGAGAGTGCGAGGCCCGGGAGCCGGGCTGTCAGGACAAGTGCATGCGCATGCTGGCGGCGCAGCTGTGCGCCGGAGAGCGCAGGAAGGCCGAAAAGGCGGCGAGACAGGCGGAGGCCGACGTGGTGAGCGTACTTACGGAGGACGCCGCCCGCAGGCAGCGGCGCAAACCGAAACAGCGATAACGCCCGGAAACGGGCATATGGGGCCTGTAAGTGAAAGGGGAAACCGCTGCGCGTGCAGAAGCCGGGTTCGAATCCCGGAGGCCCCACCAATGGCGGAGTAGTAGCCGCCGGAAATTGTGGATAAGTCGGAAAGCAGAAGGGAGGGATGAAACGGCGGTTATGGAGGGAGGGGCTTAAGCCCCGACTAGCGATTCCCGAAACCGAAGGTATTCGGGTCGCGTACCCGCGACGCGGCGCAGCCGTGGGGCGGGCGGAATTCTATAATGCACAGCGGCCCGGTTCAGGGGTTCCGGGCCGCGATATGTGCCGGTAGCTCAAAAAGGAAGAGCACTGAGTTTGGTCAGACTCGGAAGGTGCGGGTTCGAGCCCCGCCCGGCGCACCACCCCATGCTGCGCCCGCCCCGCTTCGCGTCGCGGGTACGCTGGGCAATCCTTCGGATTTGCTCTAGCTAGTCGGCTTGCAGCCTCCCTTCGGGGATGGGGGTTCGTATCCAACCTCAGGGGTATAACCCCGACCCGGTCTATCCTTTCAGACGGGCGGCTCCCTGGCGCGCGCTGCGGCTTTCGACATTTTCCGCGGCGTAAGGGAGCCTGATATGCGGCAGACAGTTCGGCGGAGCATTCCGCGCCGGGGCAGCACCGGCAGGCCGCTATTTTATTGGCAGGTGATGGATATGAAGGGAACGCAAGCAATGGACCATGTCCGCGACGAGATTGTTGTTGACAACTTTGCGGGCGGAGGCGGCGCGTCCACCGGCATTGAGATTGCCATTGGCCGGAGCGTGGATATCGCGATCAACCATGATCCGGCGGCGATTGCGATGCACCGGGCGAATCACCCGGACAGCGAGCATTACTGCGAGGATGTATGGGAGGTTGATCCGGTGAAGGCCTGCGCCGGACGTCAGGTGGCTCTTGCGTGGTTCTCGCCAGACTGCAAGCATCACAGCAAGGCCAAGGGCGGCAAGCCGCGCGACAAGAAGATTCGTGGGCTTGCATGGGTAGCTGTGAAATGGGCATACTGCGTGCGCCCCCGCGTTCTGATGCTGGAAAACGTAGAGGAGTTTCTGGACTGGGGGCCTCTGGATGAGAATAACAAGCCGATTGAGAGCCGGAAGGGCGAAACCTTCCGAGGGTTTTATCTGGCACTGACGACGGGCATATCTCCCCAGCATCCGGCGTTTCGGGAGATGTGCGAGGAGCTGAAGATTGATGCTGAATCCGAGATGGCCATTGCCCTTACAAAGGGGTTGGGATATCAGGTGAACTACAATCTTCTGCGGGCATGCGATTACGGCGCACCTACGATCCGGCGGCGCTTCTTCCTGATTGCGCGCAGCGACGGAAAACGAATTGTTTGGCCGGAGCCGACACACGCGCCCGCCGATTCCGACGGCTCTGGTGAAGGTGAATCTCCCGGAGCTGTGCGCGTGAGCCAATTACAGATATAACGGAAAGGTTGGATAGCTGATGAAAGACATAAGCAAGCCTGCATTTGAAGAGTGCGGCAAATGCCTGCATAATCGTCAGGGATTTGAAACGATTTGCTGTGCGGCGAATCGGCTGCGGAAGGGCATGCGCGATCTGATCGACGCGGTGGACGTCAAACACTGGCTTGGACCTTCGGAAGGATGCAGTGCTTTTGAAGAGGACTGGCTGGGAAAAAGAGATGAAAACATCGCGCGGCTTGAGAAGCTTACGGACCGGGCATATGCGTTGACTATATTGAGCCTGATTCGTCACGAAGCCAACTATTTCGGGCCGGAAGATGAAATGAGCCTTTGGGAGATGGTAATACGCTGGGCTGACGAGGGCAAGAAGCGGTCGGACATCTTGCGCGCACTGGAAAGAGAAGTAAGGTATATTCAACATTTCTAAAATCACCGCCCCATTTGGGGCGTGTATGGGCCTTTAGCTCAAATGGCAGAGCGGCGGCCTCGCAAACCGCGTACCCGCGACGCGGAGCGGGGCGGCGATAATCCGGGTTCGAATCCCGGAAGGCCCACCAGCCCTATCGAGAGAGCGCGGCACGCCTCGCACGGCGGCGCGCTCCGGGCATTGCGTTCCTCAGCGGGGTATAACCCCGGCCCGCCCATCTCCTTCCGGCGGGTTGCCCCCTGTCCGGTGCGTTCGGATCACAAGGAGGCCGGCCGGGCGGAGCCGCACAAGCCCCGCCCGGCAATAGGGAAGGAGCCGAAAGGAGAGAAAGTGCTGTGAAGGCAAGAACGGAAGAATTTGAAGGGGAAATGCTTACCCTCGAGGAAATCGCCGCGCGCACAGGGGTTTCGTACCACACGATCATTGCCCGCCGGAACAGATACGGCATCGCCACAGCGGAAGCGGTGGCGATGGGGCATTACAATGTCAAGCGGTTCTGCTTCCGGGGAAATTGGGTGCAGCTCAAGGAGATCTCCGCAGAGTGCGGCGTATCCGACCGCGCCCTGCGGAAGGCAATGAAGGCGAACAACCTCACGGCGGAGCAGGCGGCGGACATCTATATTGCCAAGGTTCACGAATACAAGGGCGGTATGGAATGCCTGCGGGATATTGCGCAGTGGAACGACATAGACGTCGGCGCTCTGCGCAGCAACATGAGCCGCCACGGCAAGACTGCGGAGCAGATGGTGAAGACCATGCTGGAAAAGCGAGAGGAGGATTTGCGGTACGGCAAGAAAAGGCAGAACAGGCAGGCGCAGTTCAAAGCTGCGATTATGCAGCTCGGTTCGGTGCACGAGCGCGTGGCGCGGCTGCTGGCGAACGAGATTTTTGCCGACGCTGAAGACTTGGCACTTGACCGGACGCCGGACGGCGGCTTTGAGTTCGGCTCGGAGCACTATCTGTTCCGGGTGGGGTTTCCGAAGCCGGAGCATGCGACGTTGGAGAGCTTCTGGCGGAGCACGGGCGAGAAGAGCATGTCGCGCCGGTACAAATATGAAGCGGACGGCAAGAGGGTCAGGGAGATTACCAATGACGCTTTTGCCGAGCATGCGAGACTGCTGCACACGCTGCAGTAGTTGGGTGCAATTACATATGCGGAAGGAGATTGAGCATGGAGTTTGAACGGTATCAGGAGATGGCGCGCAGGACGCAGAATCCGGAGCTTACGCTGCTGGAACGGCGGCTGCACGCGCTGCACGGTCTGGCCTCGGAGGTGGGCGAGATTCACGGCATTTACCAGAAGGGATTTCAGGGCCACCCGGTGCGGCCCGAGGATGTGACCGACGAGCTGGGAGACCTGCTGTGGTTTGCCGCAGAGCTGTGCGATGTGCTGGGCGTGAGCCTGAGCAGCGTGGCGCAGCGGAACGTGGACAAGCTGACGGCCCGCTACCCAGAGGGATTTTCCGAGGAACGGAGTCTGAACAGAGATGTGGTGAGCGAGGAGAAGAAATGGGCGCTGGCGGAATGCTACCTGAATCAGGTGATATCGGAATATGCGGCTATCGGCGCGCCTGGCAGGTTTGCGCTGGATATACTTTTAGTTCCGCTGAAAAAGCGGCTTGATGAGGGCGAACGCACAGAAGAGTTGTACACCGCAATTATGGACTGTGAATGAAAGGAAGGATACGGGATGTTAAAGGCGACAATCAAGAAGACGAGAAAAGGTGCGAGGGTGAAAATTCGCGCAAGGAGAACAAGCGCTGCAGAAGTCGTTGCGCTGATGGCGAAAATCTGCGAAGGCTATTGCGAGAATGCGGCGGGCGTGACGCCCGAGAAGCTGCTGGATGCAGTGCGCCATGCAATGGAGGTTGATGCAGAGGAGAAGAAAGACGGCGGTCTGACCGTACGCTGCCACAAGCCCGAGGACTGCTGCGAGGATTATGGTCCTGCCGGCTGGTGCAGCCGGTTCGACAGGATGTGTGAAGAGGTACACGACGAGGGGGAGGCGGAGGACGAATGAGCGGGAACCATGTCTATTATTGTCTGGCGAAGAAGCCTTCCGAGGACACGCTGCCGGAAAAGGGGCTGAAGCGGTTTGTGCCGTATAAGGAGCGCATGTATGAAGAATGCGTCGGAACGATGGTCAGCGGGTACGCGGTGTATGACCGCGTGCTGGAACCGTGGGAGATTGCGCGCTGGGGACTGATCTCCAAGCCGGTGGAGTAGTTACTTATTATAATATAACGACCGACGGGCGGACAGGAAACTTGTTCGCCCGATAATCAGCTCAAATTTTCCATGGGCATCAGAAGCGGGCGCACTGCCCTTTTCAGGGCTTGTATGGAGTGGTAACGTTACGGCCATGAGGCGGGATGGGGAGAGGTACATGAGCAAGAGTAAGCGGAATTATGACGCGGAACGATATGCGGTGCTGGCTGCGGTCTATCCTAAGGCGGGGACCTCGATCGACAACAGCAGCGTGGGTGCATACCGTACCAAGACGGTCAAGGCCGGAGAGTTTCTCTATGTGGCATGTTACCCGCTGATCAGCCTTCAGCAGCGTCAGCTTCAGGAGTCGGAGCTTGAAGCCCTCAAGCGGGAGAAGGCAAGGGCGATTCAGGCCAAGTATGCCCGGTACAACAACGGCCGCCGTCTGATGGCCTTTGAGCAGCTGGTGCACGCCAACTTCGGCAAGGGCGACTTTCACGTGACCTGCACCTATGAAAATCCCGGCCTGAGCGATATTCCCTGCGCGGAGAGCGAAATGGAGTACCGGGACCGGGAGCAGGCCAAGCGTGACGCGGAGAACTACATCAAGCGCATCAAGCGGCTGCTGAAGCGGCACGGCTGCGACGTGAACGAATTCCGATACATCAAGGTGACGGTGACCAAGACCCACGACCCGGAGGCGCGGCGTCCGTTTCCGGATGTGCACCACCACCACATTCTCATGCACGGAGTGCCCGAGGAGCTGCGCGGCGAGGTGGAGCGGCTCTGGCCCTTCGGCTACTGCAACGCAGACCGCCTCCAGCCCGACGACAAGGGCGTGTCCGCCATGGCGGGCTATGTAGGCCGTCAGGAAAACAGCGCCAACGGCGATCACGCCCGCGGCGAAAAGAGCTGGAGCGGTTCCAAGAACCTGATCCGGCCCGAGGTGAAGACCAGCGACGCGCGCATCTCCCGCCGGCGCGCGGCTCAGATCGCTGCGGACGTGCGCGCCAACGCGCAGGAGATCTTCGGCAAGATTTACCCGGAATACCGGCTAGTGGAATGGCCGAAGGTGGAAACCAGCGAATTTGTGGCGGGCGGATATATCTACGCAAAGCTGAGAAGGACAACGAGCGACAGGAAGGGAGGAAATACATACGGCAAAGATCAGAGCGGACTGGTACGAAAAGCGCGGGATCTCGCGGGCGAGGTATAACGAGCTGATGTGGTTTGCCCGCCGGTACGACGAATACAAGGCAGCGGAGCGGAAGTTCAGAAACGGCGAATACGACCGGGTATCCTCCGGCAATTCCCCGGCGCGGGGCCACGCTGATCCGACGGCCAACGAGGCCGTGCGCCGCGCTGCGAACCCGTACACGTGGAAGGTGGTTGCGATTGAGCATGCCGCCATTGCGGCGGACGCATCGCTGTGTCAGTACATTCTCAGGAACGTGACGAAGGACATCCGCTATGAAGATATGCCCGTACCCTGCGGGAGAAATCAGTTTTTTGACGCCAGAAGGCATTTTTTTGAGGAGCTGCACCGGCATCTGGAGGAAATCGGGTACTAGGGGGGCGCTTTTTGTGTTAGAATTGCAGCATGAAAGGTGGGCCCGTCAGAGAAATTGACGGGCTTTTGTTTGCGATTCCCTCAACGGGACAAAACGGGAGTTCATGTGCGCATGCGCGCGCGGACAGAAGTAGATTTCCGAAGGAAAGGAGGGCGGGGCGTGGGTAAGCTCAGCGACAGGGACGAAATGATGGCGCACGAGTACCTGAAGGACTTCAGCGCCATGGCGGCGGCGATCCGCGCCGGGTACGCATATTCGACAGCAAAAAATGCCTCTGAGTGGATCCACCCCGACCATCCGAAGAAGCCCCGGCTGCGCCAGCGCATTGACGAGCTGATGGCCCGCAAGAGCGCGCGCCTCGGCGTGAGCCGGGAGCGGATCATTGACGAGCTGGCAAAGATCGCGTTCTGCCGTCCGGAGAGGCTGATTGACTTCGGAACCGGCGAGGTGCGCGAAGACGCAGAGCCCGAGGATCTGGCGGCGATCGCCGGAATCAAGATCAAGGACGGCAAATACACGGAGCGCGAAGTAAAGCTGCACGACAAGCTGAAGGCCGCCGAGATGCTGGGCAGGCACATCGGCATGTTTGACGACAAGGCCCGGCGCGAGGAGGGCGAGCAGAGCAGCGTCGCCAAGGTGGCGGAGCTGATGGCTCGTCTGGACGCGGAGTCACAAGGGGCGCCGCCCCTTGACCCCGCTCAGGGGACTGACTCCCCTGAGAACCCCGCACTTGCCTCCGGCGGGGTTACGGGAAAAGTGCAGGGGGCGAGCGGATAATGCTGTCAGTTAAGCAGAGGGAGTATCGGCGCGAGGCGGTCAAGACGTGGAACATCAAGATTGGCGCGACGCGCTCCGGCAAGACCTACGGCGATTACTTCCTGCTGCCGAAGCGGCTGCTGGACGTGCGCGGCAAGAGCGGCCTTCGGGTGCTGCTGGGCAACACGAAGGGCACGCTTGAGAGAAACATCATCGAGCCGATGCAGGAGATATGGGGGCCGCAGCTGGTGACGCCGATCGGCAGCGACAACACGGCGCGGATGTTCGGTGAGAAGGTTTACTGCCTGGGTGCGGACAACATACGGCACGTCGACCGCCTGCGCGGTTCGAGCATCGCCTACTGCTACGGCGACGAGGTGGTCACGTGGGCGGAGGAGGTCTTCGCGATGCTCCAGTCGCGCCTCGACAAGGAATATAGCCTGTTTGACGGCGCGTGCAACCCGGAAGGGCCGCAGCACTGGTTCAAGAAGCTGCTGGACAAGGCCGGGCCGGACTGGTACGTTCAGCACTATACCATTGACGACAATCCGTTCCTGCCGCAGAAGGTCAAGGACCGCATGAAGGCGGACTTCGCCGGAACGGTGTACTGGGGACGGTACATCCTGGGCGAATGGACGCAGGCCGAGGGCCTGATCTACCCCATGTACCCCAACGCGCTGGTGAAGCCCTTCGACGGGCCGTTTGAGCAGTATGTGCTCTCCTGCGACTACGGCACGCAGAACGCCTTTGCGGCGATCCTCTGGGGAAAGAGCAGGGGCGTATGGTACGGGTTCAGGGAATACCGGTATTCCGGCAGAGACACGGGATACCAGAAGACGGACGACGATTACGTCCGGGACATGGAGCGGTTTGCAGAGGCCGTTCCCGAAAAGGCCAGAAGAGGGCTGCTGACGATCATTGACCCGTCGGCGGCCTCTTTCATTGCCGCCATGCGCCGCAGCCGCACGGGCTTCCGCATCCGGCCCGCCGACAACGACGTGGCCGACGGCATCCGGGACACGGCGGTATGCCTGCAGCGCGGCGAGGTGAAGCTGTTTGACACGCTGACGGAGACCATCCGCGAGGCGGAGGGCTACGTATGGGACGCGAAGCTGGAGGACAAGCCCGTCAAAGTCAACGACCACATGATGGACGCCATGCGATACTTTGTGAAGACGATGCGGCTGAGCAAGCCCGCGTCGCAGTACGAGAGCGTACTGGGGAGGATTTGATTTTGCTGACCTATCAGGATTTCGAAAAGGCAAAGAGCCGGGCGGAGTTCCTCAAGCGGCTGATCGCCGAGCATGAGGCCGGGGAGATGTGCAGAACCGCGCGGATTGCGGACGATTACGACGCGCGCCGGAACACGACCATTTCAAACTTCGTGCGCGTGCTGTTCATGAGCGACGGGCGCAGGGTGCAGGATCCGACCGCCAGCAACAACCGAATTGCCTCCGGCTTCTTCCCGAGGCTGAACACCCAGCGCTGCGCCTACTCGCTGGGAAATGGCGTGACGTTCACCCGCACCGAGGTACGGACGGACGAGGACGGAAGCGAGATTACGGCGGATATCACCAAGGAGCAGCTGGGACAGTGGTTTGACACGGACCTGTTCCGCGCGGCCTACAAGGCGCTGATCCACGGCGTTTCCTTCGGCTTCTGGAATGTGGACCGCCTGCACGTGTTCCCGGTGACGGAATTTGCGCCGCTGTGGGACGAGCGCACCGGCGTGCTGCGCGCGGGCGTGCGGTATTATCGCCTGTCCGCCGACAAGCCCATGACCGCCGTGCTCTACGAGGAGGATGGCTACACCCGATACGAGACGAAGGACGCAAGCTCCGATCTGCTGGAAGCCGAAGCAAAGCGCAGCTACCGCGAAACGTTCAGCGCGGCGCCGGCAGACGAGACGCCCGAGGTGATCGCCGAGGAAAACTACGGCGCGCTGCCGATTGTGCCGCTGTGGGGCTCCCGGCTGCATCAGTCCACGCTGATCGGCATGCGCGAGGCCATTGACAGCTATGATCTGATCCGCAGCGGCTTTGCGGACGATCTGAACGACTGCGCGCAGATCTATTGGCTGCTGGAAAACTACGGCGGCATGGACAACGCCGAGCTTGCGCAGTTCCGCGACCGGCTTAAGCTGCAGCACATTGCCGTAGCGGACACCTCCAACGGCGGAAGGTGCAGGCCTACA